ACCACGGCCGAAGGGCAGTGGATTGCTGGGGACAATGTACGCTTTAGGTATTCCACTCCTGAAAAAATAGGAGGTTGGGCTGAACTGGGAGAAAGCTATTTAACCGGCGCGGCACGAGCCCTCCATCATTTTGTCGATAACACGGGTATTAAATACGCAGCTATTGGAACTAATCGAATTCTTTATGTGTACTCAGGAGGAATTTTTTATGACATTCATCCTATTAAAACAACTACCACTCTAACCAATGCATTTTCAACAGTTGGCACTAGCAGTACTGCTACAGCAACGGTTACGATTACCTTTGG